TATCAGTACAACTGATTATACTGACACTCTCAAAACATGGACTGGTATATACTTATATGAGACAGATCGATTAGCTCAACATCTTTACGTACCTAATTATCGTAATCCTGAGCAAGCTAGATATCGATTTAATCGTGAGGGTGCTGAATTTATACAGGCACTCCCTGGACCAGCTGATGTTGCAGTTGGAACCAGACTTATGTTTGCTACAGAACTTAGATAGTACTTATTATTATGGCTAAAGAAAAAAAGATGCCACCTCAGCTTCTTGAGTATTTTAAAAATAAGAACAAGAAGAAAGAAGATGGTGAAAAAATGTCTGATAAAGAAAAGCGTAAAGAAGCTTTAGAAAAAGCTAGAGAAGCTAAAAAGAAAAAAGAGGACAAATAGTACTCACGCTAAAATAAATCTAAAAGAAGGACAGTAAATTGGCATCTACCTCTACAAATAAACAACCTATGATGTTGGATAGACCAGCATCTACTAGTACTCTTGTAAGAACACAGACAGGACAGCTATTCTCCACTAGTTTGTTACCAACATCAATTGGTAATGTAACTAAGATATTTGATGTTGACCAAGCGTTGACAGATACTCAAATCAGTGGTGCATATATTGATGAGATATTTATCAGATATACAAAGGATGTCAGTAGAGTTATTGATTCTGTAACAGCATCTGCAGCTACCTATACAAGAGCTGCTGCAGTTTTAACTGTTACTTTAACTAATCATAATTTTAAAGTAGGACAGAAGTTATTCTTTGATGTACAGAGTGGTGGAGCACCAACTGAAGAGGTCACTGTAACAGCTGTAACTGGTGCAAATACTTTTACAGCAACTTCCTCTACCTCTGGAACTATAAATAACAGCAATGTAAATATTCAAAAACCTGTTGACTTTGTATTTTACTTGACGAATGTAACAACAGTGACAGGGACTTCACAGTTCTTACCTTTATTTGTCGCTAATGTTGAATCTGTTCCAGCTGATCAAAGTTTTAGTTTAAGTGAAAAATTAATACTTCCTTTTATAAATTCACCTGTAGTTCATTCAGGATCAGCTAACTTTGGTGGTACTAATAACAGCTTTGCTCCTAAATTAAGAGGATTGATGCTACCTCGTGGTGCAGGTTTACATGTAGGCATCAGTGGTACAGGGTCTCTTACTAATGGATTCTATGTGAATGTTCAAGGTGGATACTATTAAATGGAAAATAAATTCAGAGAGATAGCATCATCTAATCAGGGTTTTCCAATTGTTAATCAATTTTTAGATGAAACAGGTGCTAAAGATGCTGCAATAGATTTTGCAAAGAACTTTGTAAAGAATAGATTTAATAAAAAAGATAATAACAATAATAAAGAAGAGACTCTTTTAGAAAATAATGAAAATCAAAATATTAGTGCTATAGAAAAAACTAAAAATCTTTTAAATAGAATTAATCAGACAGGAATAACAGCAGATCTTTCAGGTGTGGGTTTTGAGAAAACATTTGGTGATGAGAATCAGGGAATAAATACCACTGTTTTTGGTAGACAGAATTTTGGAGGACCTACAGAATATGGTGCAAAATTAGGTTTTAATTATAAGTTTTAGATAGATGCCAAGAAGAAGATCTGGTTTCGGTACTTCTTTTGATAATTCTTTTAAAGGTTTTTCTGATGCCGTATTAAAAAAAGAGAAATCAGATCAGGGAGATTATACTGATATACCTTATCAGTTCGTTCCTATAGGTAGAGGAGATGATTACAGTGAAGTCAGATTCTATGACTTTGATAGTACATGGTGTAGGTGGAGAAGAGGATATGAACTCTATGTTATAACTCAACAGTATTTAGGATCATCTGCTACAGGCAGAAATACAAGAGGGGACTTTAGAATGTTCTTTACATTCCAATTTTTCCCAGGTCTTTTTGTACCTGTAAGAATATTTACTTTCCCCAGTGCTGGCAATGAAGAAGGAGAGCATACAGTTGGTATACGTGATGCTAATAGTCTTAACCTTTATGATCTTGGTTTACCTATTGATTCTGTTAGATATGTCACTGCAGCAAAAGCAGGAACATATGACAAGAATGGGACTACTGTTATTGTCACCTTGGTTGGACATGGATTACGTGTAGGAGAAAGTGCCTTTCTTGATTACACATCAGGAACTGCAGTTGATGAAACATTAACTATAATTTCTACAACTGAAGATACTTTCACATGTACGAGTGCAGCTTCAGTAACAACGGCTGGGACTGTGAATGTCAGACAGGAATTTGCAGATACAGCAGAAGGATTTGCTGATACCAGATGGACAGAGCAGAGAGTAAAGATAAGAAGTATGCCAACACCAGTTACTTTATTAGCTGGAGAGAGACTTGTTGATCGTGTAATAGAAAGAGATCCAGGGGTTGGTGGAACATACTCCCAATCAGGCAATACGATAACTGTCACTTGTGGATCAGCTCATGGATTGTCTACAGGTAATCAAGTATTTCTGCAGATATCAACAGGGACTGCACGAATAGGATTATATAAAGTTATAGTTACAAGTACTACACAATTTACAGTAGAATCAATTGCAAGTGTAACAACTAGTGGGAATGTAAATGTAATTAGAAGAATAAAGGGATTCGACTTTAATAACTATGTAGGAAATACAGTCACTGGAGTTGATCTAGCCACTGAAGAAATATTATTTAAACGTGAGGAAAGTTATGGTGTTCAGTTTGTTAACAATAGAGCAAAGACAGTAGTTCCTGCACCTAGAGGGTTTCTTGCATCACAGAATAGATTTCTTACAACAGAAGTTAGATATCAATGTAACTGTCCAGATTTTATGCGTCGTAGAAAATTTAATTTATATAAAGATAATACTGATGCAAGATTTCCTAACACAGGTATTGAAAGTGTTATCCCAGGTACAAGACAAGATAGAGAGGGAAACATAATTAATACCAGAGATAATATTGGAGTACACAATGATTTTGGATATGCTCCAACATCTAACTTTTACGAGATACCTGAATATAATGATGATTTAGAAGCATCTCTTCCAGGTCTTTTATACTATCAAACACGTTGGTGTAAACATATCTATGCTGCTTTATGGTCTATGAAACATGATGAAGGTAATGATAAATTTTCTTTTGAAGGACGATATCAACAGAGTGGACCTAATGTAACAATAACTATTACCAATCACGGTTTACTTGCTAATAAACGGGTGAGCATTGATTTTACAAGTGGTGATTTATTAGATGGGCAATATGTAGTTAGTTCTGTTTCAGATGAAAATACAATTGTAATTGTTTATCCTTTTTCTGGAACAACACAAGGAGATTGCACTGTCAGTAATCTAAAAATACATGAGTATGTGGATACATGGTTGCTTGAACCTAACGATCAACCAGCTGGTAATGCTTTAGATAGATTCTATAAAAATTTTGATAAAGAACAGGACAGAACTAAGAAAGCAGCTGAACGTATGGCACTTTTAGGTTATGGATTACCCTGGACAGGAAATAAAGATATTGAATTTGGACAGAGAAATGCACCTGAAGAAGTGGCTCAATTTGATCCTACTCTTGTAACTATGAAACTTACAGACACCATCCGACGTGACAATGGTGAACTAAGTCGTGATGGTCAGATATTAAATAATGCAGCCACCACATTAATGTCTATGCAAAAAGTTCTTAATTTAGATTTTGATTTAATAGAAGATGTACGTATTGGACTAGTTAATCAACCACTTACCGACTTTACACCTGACTTTCAGTTTGGAGAAGTTGAAGGAGGTACATATCTGAATGGAGAAAGAATAACGGGTGCAGGTATAAGTTCTATGGATTGCTCAACTTATAATCCAGGTGTGGAGCAAACCATAAATGTAGACGCAGGACTCTATATAAATTAAGTATGACTATACAAATTCAAACTAGAAGATCAAGTTTATTAAATGATAGACCAGTACCAACTCGAATAGCAGCTGGTGAACTCTGTGTAAACATAAACTCTGGAGATCCTGGATTATTCTTTGCTGATAATGTTGCTTCTCCTAGTACAGGTTTAATCAAAGTTGGACCAATTCATGTAGGTTCTACTCAACCTAATAATGCACCTACCGGATTCAATAGCTTTTCCAAAGGTGAATCATGGCTTGATACATCAAGTACAGAACTATTTAGAGTGCATGATGGGACTGATTGGCAATATGCCAAAGCAGTAGCTTCTATAACTAATACAGGGTTTCCATCTAATCCTGTAAATGGTCAACTACATTTTATAGAATCAACAACTACTTTACACATTTATAGAACTAGCATCGGGGGATGGACTGCGATAACTTAAAAGAGAAATGTGATTGTAAACATTGCATGAATGTAGAAGAACAAACAAAACAAGCAGGAAAACGGTGGGATGAAAAAACTAAATCAGAAAAAAGAAATATCTGGTTTAAAGGAAGTAGAGATAGAGGACTGCGATAAGAAACTAATTAAACTTAATCTCAAAGCAGAAAAATGTAAGACACGTAAGAAAGCTATAAAAATATTATCTAAAGTTAAGTAAACATCTTTTGTACTTCATTAAAATCAAGAGTATTTGTGGAAAAACATATCGCTTTTCGATTTATCTCCTGATCATCTAAAGGAATTACACTATGCACTTTACTTACATTTAATATGTAGATATCTCCGGGTTTTGCAATGAAAGAATCTGTCTCAATCAAATCATCTGGATTATATACATAACCATCAGTCTGATTATCTATTTGATAAGGTTTAGCATTATCTTTTATTTCATAAAACTGAGTTGCACAATTATTTGTTTCAACATAAAAATTTATAACTGCATTAACTCCGCTGTCAGAATGTGGAAGAATATAAGAATTAGCTTCTAAGAATAATATATAAAAATCTGACTGATACTCTTTTGGTATAAAATCTATCTGATTATCTATTTTCAGATTGCTATACCAAAGACCATTGAATTTATTATCTATATCAATCCCATACTCTAATTCTTTTTCACCAACTTGATAAGAAGGTGTATCTATCTTTAAATCTAATTTTCTAAAGTACATTTACTTAGAGTTCTGTTTAATCATTAATTCAAGAATTCTATCTAGCTTTTGATGGACTATATCCATCTCACGGATAAAATCTTGTTTCAGTACATAACCACGTACCATATCATCCTCCACACGATTGATTTCATCTTGCAACTTGTTAAATCTTCTCTGAATTTTATCATTGAATCCATTTAAAGATTTTATAACACCAGTGAAAGCTGCTAATCCACTGGTCACAGCAATGGCAATAACTTCTGGGTCCATCAAATCTTTTGTTTTTCTTTACTTCTATTCTAAAGGATTTAACAACTTACAATAAATATATACAGATTTTGAATTTAGATGTCTAATGCTGAAGCAAATGTAGAAGGTGCTGTAAAAGTTCTGGTAGATATATTAACAGCTAATGGATTCACTAAAACTCGTTCTCCTTATGAAAATAATTTCCGAGGCTTAGTTGATGCAATATTAGATTTAAAAGAAGGATTTCCTACTTTTTCTCCAGCAGATCGTATTGGATTCAATGCAACTGCATTTGAAAATGTAACTGCAGGAGATGCCCTATTTATGCGTACTTCTGATGGTCAAGTAGGAAAAGCTAGTGCAGCTAATGGTACTTTAGAAAATGCGATTGTCATAGGTTTTGCTAATACCACTGTTACCGCTAATGGTACTGTGAAAGTAATAGTTGCAGGAACAATAACCCTTTCAGGTCTAGATGCTGGAGATCTTTATTTTCTATCACCAACTACAGCTGGAGCCATCACTCTTACACCACCATCTAGTGCAGGACAGGCAGTAACTCGTGTAGGTGAAGCTGCTACAGCAACTCAGTTTGCTACTCACATAGAACCCCCAGTTCTTTTAAGATAATGGCAGGAGAAACTAATCACAGCCCTTACGCTCCTAATTTTGAAGGTGTCGTAGGTGCTCTCCTTGATTTCAAGGATACATCACCATCTGATTCAGCATTCAAACTTTTTGGTGTAGAGTTAACTTGCTTCGAAGATATAACTCAGGGGAATGCACTTTATATAAGAGCTAGTGATGGAAAGGTAGGTAAAGCAAGAGCAAACGGAACATTAGATGAAGCAACTGTTTTTGGTATTGCAGAGACTACAAAAACTACAGGAGAACTTGTAAGAGCAATAGTGGTAGGTCAAGCAGCAGTATCACAGACTTTAGATGCTGGAGATCTCTTCTTTCTTTCAGCTACAACACCAGGTCATCTTACTAAAACTCCTCCTTCAGGTGCAGGTCAGTTTGTAACTTTAGTAGGAGAAGCTCCTAATAATACAGAATTGACTGTCAAAATAAGACGTCCTATTCAATTGAGATAAAATTGTTAAAGATAAAATAGAAGAATAATAAAAGTTTTTTATTAAATAAGGAACTAACAGTAGTAATTAAAAGATGGCAACACGTAAGGCGATTACGCTGGTAAGTGGTTTATTCCAGGAAGTAAATACTCCTACGGATAAATTAGACTTCGCTGGTAATACTACAGCCGACCTTGGAGAAAATACTAATTTATACTTTACAAATACCAGGGCTAGGGCAGCTGTATCAGTAACGGATGCAGGCGGTTTAGGAAGCCTTGCATATAATAGTTCAACTGGAGTAATAACTTATACAGGTCCTTCTAACTCAGATATAAGAGGCTTACTAAGTGTAGCCTCCGGATCTGGTCTAACTTATAACTCTGGAACTGGAGAATTTGGAACCAGTGCAATACCTAACTCTCAATTAGCAAATGATGATGTAACTATTGGAAGCACTGCAGTTGCACTTGGTGCTACAGCTTCAACTATTGCTGGTCTAAGTTCTGTTTCAACTGGAGAACTTTTTGTACCATCGCAAGACGCTGCAAATTCAGTAAGAGTTACTAGTGCAAATATAATTTTTGAAGGAGCTACAGCAAATAATTTTGAAACATTATTAGGAGTTACTGATCCTACAGCTGATAGAACAATTACATTTCCAGATGAAACAGGAACTGTATTAACAACTGCTTCATCAATTGGTAACAGTAATCTGGCTAATAGTACCATAACTTTCGGGAGTGCTTCAGCTGCTTTAGGAGACACAATTACTGGAATCTCCTTAACTAATATCCAAGCAATAACAAAATTACAAGTAGGAGAAGAAGGAGGAGCTGGAAATATAGTTCTGCATGCATCTAATAGTGGAGGATTTAGTAGAGGTATTACTTTTGAAGGTGCCTCTGGAGGTGCAGATGCAAACGAAACATTACTAGCTGTTACAGATCCTACAGCTGATAGAACAATTACATTCCCTGATGCCACAGGAACAGTTGTATTATTAGGTTCACTTAGCGTTGCTTCTGGATCAGGGCTAACTTATAATTCAGGTACAGGAGAATTTAGTACTAATGCTATTCCCAACTCCAAACTTGCTAACAGTACTATTACTATTGGCTCTACTTCTACTGCCCTGGGCAATAGTAATACGACGTTTACTGGTCTATCTTCTATAACCTCTGCTGCTGTAGTAACTAATGATAACGGTTTCAGAGTAAGGGATAATTCAGATAATACAAAACAATTAGCTTTTGAATGCTCAGGAATATCTAGTAGCACAACTAGAACATTAACTATTCCAGATGCAAATGGAACAATAGCAACACAGGCATATGTTAATGCTCAGATTACTGCTGAAGATTTAGATGTACAAACAGATTCAGGTAACTTTGATGTTGATTTAGATTCAGAGCCATTAATACTTACTGGCGGAACTGGAATAGATACAAGTGGATCAGGAACTACAGCTACCTTTGCTATAGACTCAACCGTCGCAACACTTACTGGATCACAGACTCTCACTAATAAAACTATCGCTTTAGGAAGTAATACAGTTTCCGGAACTCTGGCTCAATTTAATACTGCTGTTACAGATGCAACTCTTGTTTCGTCAGGAGCTATTGTTAATGCTGATATAAATGCAAGTGCAGCGATAGCCGGTACAAAAATTTCTCCTGATTTTGGTAGTCAAACAATAACTACAACAGGGACAGTCAATACAGGACTTATTAATGCAAGTTCAACTTCAGATCAAATACTTAATTTAAATTCTTCTGATAATGGTGCTGTTTATTTAGCTTTTAAAAGAAGTGGAAGTAGAAAAGCATATTTTGGTTACGGAGGAAGTGGAAATACGATTAGTCTTGTAAATGAGATAAGTGACGGAGATATAAATATTGCTGGAACTGATGGTGGAAGCCTGATAAATGTTTTAAATTTTGATGTAAGTGATACTGGAAAAGCTACTTTTAGCGGTGCTGTACATGCTTCTAACGGATTTGTTGGAAACTTAACTGGTAACGCTTCTGGCTCATCGGGTTCTTGTACAGGTAACTCGGCAACTGCCACTGCATTAGAAACTGCTAGAACTATTGCAGGGGTATCATTTGATGGTTCGGCAAATATTTCTTTGAACAATAATGCAATTACCAACGGAGCAGGATATATAAGCAGTCCAGAATTTGCAGACAATGTTTTCAGAGTAAAAGATAATTCAGATGCTTCTAAAAAAGTAGCATTTGAATGTTCTGGTATTTCGGGTAGTACAACTCGAACTATGACCGTTCCAGATGCAAATGGAACAATCAGCACAGAAAGTTTTGCTACTGCAATAGCAGTGGCTTTAGGATAGTATTATGGCAACCCAAGTACAATTTAGAAGAGGAACAACCGGTCAGCATTCTGCTTTTACAGGAGCAGTCGGTGAAGTAACAGTAGATACGGAAAAGAAGACGGTCTGTATACATGATGCAACTACAGCAGGTGGATTTCCTTTATTAAAAGAAGATGCTAGTAATTCCAGTCTGTCATTAGGATCATTATCCAGCTGTGCATTAAAATTTGCTAGTGATCCAGATACTGGAATAATGAGCACTGGACAGGATCAGATACAGCTAGTAACCGGAGGAGTTGCAAGGCTTACAATAGATTCATCAGGCACAGTTTCAATTCCAAATAACAGTAACCTGATTGTTTCAGGAAACCTGACTGTTACAGGAGAACTCGACAGCTCGGCACAACTCGCTCTCATACTAGCTTTAGGATAATATGGCAAACACCTTTAAGATTGATACTAAATCTTCAGTAAGTAATGCTGGAACAGGTAACTCAGGAACTAACGTAGTCACTGCAGGAGGTTCCGCAACTTTAGTTCTCTTAAGTATTTTAATTTCAAATAAGACAGCATCAAGTGCTCAGGTTGATGTTTTTCTAGTAACAAACAGTGGAGATGATGTATTTCTAATTAAGAATGCTCCAGTTCCTGCAGGATCATCGTTAGAAATAATAAGTGGATCAAAAATAATTATGGAATCAAGTGATGTCCTGCGAATAAATGCTGGTACGGCAAGTGCTTTAGATGCTGCAGTAAGTTATTTAGAACAGACATAAGATGGCTCTAACACAAAATAGTGATCTCTCTAATTTACTCACTAAGTTCGAGATTCTTAAAGCTGAAGTTGCTTCTTTAGATGAAAGAATAAATGAACATAAAGTATTAGAACTAGAAGATGATACCTGGGAAAATGTCAGGAAGAAAAGAAATTATTTATTGAAGTCCAGTGATTGGACTACAAATCCAGATGCAACTGTAGAGCAGTCTCAATGGGCTGCATATAGACAAATTCTTAGAGATTTACCTCAGACTTATAAAGGTAAATCTTCTAATAAAGTTGTTTGGCCAAAGCAACCATCTGTTGCTGGTCCTAATACTTAGTAATTTCAAAGATTACTGACCTTAAAATAAGGAGAGAAAAAAGAATATTGTAGTTGATTATCTATGCCATATATAGGAAATGACATAAGAAGTAACGAAGATTACAAAATCATAGATGACATATCGAGTGGTTTTAATGGTAGTGAAACTTCGTTTGCTTTACAGGTTGGAGGATCGGCACCTGTTCCTTTTCCAAAATTTGAATCACAATTATTAATATCAGTAAATGGTGTAGTTCAGGAACCTGATCCTTCAGGTTCTGCTGGATTTAGATTATCTGGAACCAATATAGTATTCAGTTCTGCTCCTACTAATGGACATGCATTCTTTGGTGTAATTTATGCAGGTGCAGATTATGTAAATGCTGGTGGGACATTTCCTGACGGCACATCCTCTGTCCCAAGTATTACATTTACTACGGACACCGACACAGGACTCTTCAGAAGTGGTAGTGGATTAGTCTCTGTTGTTTCTAACGGAACTAAGGTTGCTACTTTCCCGTCAGGCACAGGGAGTTCAGGCCAGGTATTGACTACAGATGGTGCAGGTGTGCTCTCATATACCACTCCAAGTACAACAGCTTCAGTAATCACAGTAGCTGATGAATCATCTGATACTACATGTTTTCCTATATTTACCACAGCAGCAACAGGTAATCTAGGTCCTAAAAGTGGATCTAATCTAACATTTAATTCATCTTCTGGATTACTTACAGCTACGGGTTTTAGTGGATCAGGTGCCTCTTTAACTTCTCTAAATGCATCAAACATATCTTCAGGAACTATAAGTGCATCTAGAGTTCCAACTCTTAATCAGAATACTACAGGATCAGCTGCAACATTAACAACAGCCAGAACTATTGCAGGTGTTAGCTTTGATGGATCTGCAAACATTTCCTTAAACAACAATGCAATTTCCAATGGAGCCGGCTATATAACCAGCTCTGATAATGCTGCAACTGCAACTGCTTTACAGAATGCTAGAACTATTGGTGGAACATCCTTTGATGGGACTGCAAACATAACTCCAGCTAATGCTACAAATGCAGACACAGTTGATAGTTTACATGGTTCTCAGTTCTTAAGATCAGATACAAATGATACTTCAGCCTCAAAAATCACTTTTAATGGTGGTTCTGCAATGAATACAACTTGTTCATCAAGCATAAATACCTTATCTGATAGCTCAACAATTACAGTTAATTTTACCGGTGCAATAATTCATACAGTTACATTAGGTGGAAATCGAACCTTAAATCAATCGAATGCTATTAATGCAATTGGTCAATCTGGATCTATATTTATTGTGCAAGATGGTACAGGGTCAAGAACTTTAGCTTTTAACTCTGCATTTAAATTCCCTGGTGGTACTGCACCAACACTCTCGACAGCAGCAAATGCTATTGATAGACTGGATTATATAGTAAGAGGCGATGCTGATGTTCATGCTGTCGTTTCTTTAGATGTAAAAGCTTAATAAAATGCCTTTATTTGATCCAATCCGAATAGGAGCAGCTGGGGCTTCTACAGGCTATGAAATAGAAAAAAGTTTGATGTTAAATGATCAACGTCAAACTTATTTAACATTCACACCTAATCAACAAGGAGATAGGAGAACATATACAATCAGTTGGTGGATAAAATTTAATACAGCCGGATGGGAGCCTGAAGATGGTGAGGATCATTATTTTATTAGTGCAAGAAGAGGTAGCAATAATCCACAAACAGATATAAATTTTAAAGGTAATAGACTTTGTTTTGAGGGTGTTACAGGTGGAAGTTATGAATATTCAGCAGCAACAGTAAGAAGATTTAGAGATGTGGGATCTTGGTATCATTTTGTAGTTCAATTTGATACAAATCAAGGCACAGCAGCTAATAGAATTAAAGTCTATGTAAATGGTCAACAAGAAACAGCTTTTACCGGAAATAATACTAGTTTAAGTTATCCGTCACAAGGTTTTCAAACAGCTTTTGGTACGAATGAAGCTGAAATGAATATTGGAAGAACTTTTTATGGTGCTAGTAACAATAATTTAGATGCTCAATTAGCTGAGATGCATTATGTAGATGGACAGATAAAAGCTCCTACAGAATTTGGAGAGTATGACGATAATAATGTATGGATTCCAAAAGAATATGGTGGAACATATGGCAGTTCTGATGTTGGATTTTATCTAAAGTTTACTGATAATTCAAATACTACAGCTTCAACAATGGGTAAGGATTACTCAGGTAATAGCAATAATTGGACTCCTTATAGCTTCTATACGTACGATATTTCAGCAGATACTCCAACCAATAATTTCTGCACAATGAATATTAATGATAAAGGTGAAAGTGATCAAATTAAAACCCAGTATGGAGGTAGACGAGTACTAATCAATGGTAATGGATTTAGAGCAATTAGAGGTACTTTTGGAGTTACATCAGGTAAATGGTATTGGGAAGCTAGATTAGAAACTTGGGAGCATAGTTTTATAGGAATTACAAATACAGAAGAGGATTTAGGTGGTACTACCAGAGCAGCAGAAACTGCAAATACTGCCATGATACGGCAAAATAATGGAAATATTAGAACGAGTGGAAACACCAATGTTTCATACGGAAGTGGTCAATCTGATGGTTCCTATCTTGGTTTTGCTTTAGATATGGATAATGGAAAGTTTTATATTTCATTAAATGGGACATATTTTAATTCTGGTAATCCGGCAAACGGAACTAACGCTGGCAAGACAGGACTTAATACAACACAAGGAAGGATTCATCCTTGTGCTGCTCCGTATGATAATAAATCTTGTTACTACAACTTTGGAGCAGATGATACTTTTAATGGAGCAGTCTCATCACAAGGTAATACAGATGGTAATGGTAATGGAGTATTTAGATATGCACCACCAAGTGGATTCTTAGCTTTATGTTCTAAGAACTTACCAGATCCTACAATTCCAGAAGGTTCGAAATATTTTGATGTTTTGCTTTACAGTGCTAATAATGGTTCACACCAAGCAAAAACTATATCTGGATTAGATTTTTCTCCTGATTTTGTTTGGTGTAAAAATAGAAGTCGTAATAATAGACACGCTCTATTTGATGTTGTTAGAGGTGCTACAAAGAGAATGAGATCAGATGGTAATGAATCTGAAGTAACAGATTCAGATACATTAACAAGTTTTAATTCTGATGGTTTTTCTATAGGTGCTGATGTTGGAGAATATGGTGTCAATGCTGATGATGGATCAAACTTTGTAGCATGGTGTTGGGAAGCTGGGTCTTCTACTGTATCAGATTCGAGTGGTTCAATAACAGTTAACAGAAGAACTAGTGCAACTGCTGGATTTTCAATTATCTCTTACTCTGGTAATAATACTTCTGGTGCAACTATCGCTCATGGATTAGGAACCGCCCCTGGAATGTTAGTTGTTAAATCTAGAAGTCAAAATAGAGGATGGAATACTCTTTGGAATGTTAATGGATCAGGTGCTGGACCAACAAGATATGTTCACTGGCAACAAGATCATAGCCCTATAAGTAATTCTGCATGGTGGAATAATACAGCACCAAGTTCATCTGTAATAACATTAGGAAATGATAATGATGTAAATGATAGTTCCCAAAATTATATTTGTTATGCTTGGGCTAATGTTGAAGGTTATCAGGCTGTAGGCAGATATATTGGAAATGGAAATATTTTAGGAACTTTTATCAACACTGGTTTCAGACCAGCTTGGGTCTTTATTCGTAGGTTAGACTCTACAGGCAACTGGATACTTATGGATGAAGCAAGAAATCCTGGAAACCCTGTTAATGAAAGATTAAGAGCAGAATCTAATAATGGTACAAGTGGAAGTTACAATGTTGCTTACTTCTTTTCCAATGGATTCCAATTACAAGATCAGTATGATGGTTCTTGGAATGCTGATGGAGGAAATTTTGCCTATCTTGCAATAGCAAGACATCCTTATAAAACCTCGAATGCGAGGTAGACTATACTATTATTATGGCTTATCAATTAAACGGAAATTCATTACCACTTGATGCACCTTTTACTGTAGGAACAGGAAAAGATGCAATCAATTATCCTGCAAATTGGCTGAGATTATCAACTGCTGAAGAGAAAAAAGCGATTGGCATTACAGAAGTTTCTGATCCAACAACCTATGATGGACGATTTTATAATTCAGATGGCTCTGCTAAAAGCTTAGTTGATGTCGATGCTACTTATGAAGAGGATGATCCAGACGGTACTTATAAAAAAGGTGATTTAATTAAGAATCCTGATGGAACTCAACATGTTTATTATGGTGTTAAATCTACTTTAATTCAAACAGAAAGAGGCACTGTTAATAGTTTATTAGCTGAGTATGACTGGTATGTAACCAGAAAATCTGAGAAAGGAACTGCAATTCCAGATACGATAAGTACATATCGTGATGGGGTTAGAGCAGCTTACGAAACAAGAAAAACAGAAATAAATAATTGTGCTGATACAGCAGCTTTAATAAATTTATATGATTCAACCTATGATTCTGATGGAAAGTTTGTTAAGTTTAATATGACACAATATCCTACAGATCCAAATAGGATAATTTAAAATCTGATGTATAATCAAAGACCTTCTAAAATAAATAAATTGTTGGTAGGTTCTTTAGGAATTATCTTTGGTTTATCACATTTTGCATTGATACAGTCAGCAGTTAATAAGAAAAGTAATTTACCTATAATAAATTTACCCGTAGGACCTTACACAACCTATCAGGTAGATGCTTCTGAATTTGGATATAAGATATCATATATGGCTAATGATCCAAAGGTTTTAAATAGTATAAAGAGAAGTGAAATACCAAAAGGATTCTTTGGTAATAAGAAAGAAAAAATAGTAATTAGTAAAGAATTTACAATGAATGGAGAGATAATTAATTCAAATACTCCTGAACAAGGCTCTGGACCAACAGACAAAGAGATAGCGTGTTACAAGATAGAAGGAAGTGGAGAGTCTACAGGAAAGCTTGTAGGGGCTTCTGTAGGTGTTAAAGCAGCTCCAGTTGTAAGTAATATACCTATCATAGGTTGGCTGGCTGCAGGATGGGTTGCAATGTTTGGACAGGACAAAGGTGCAGAGATAGGTGGTCAGATAGCACAGGACTTTAATGACTGCTAGTGTCTGAGATACCAGCAATAGGGATAGGTCAGATAAATGTCAATTCAATTCCTGTTAATAATATTAATCTTTCGACACCATTTACTCCACCTGTAACACTACAAATTGGATCTCCAATAGTTGATATTCCAGGTTGTGTTAAATTTAATCCTGCAAATAAAAATTCTATAGAACTTGTTAATCAGGATGATAGAGGATCTCGTGTCTTATGTGACGGTTCTGTACCTTGGTTTGAACCTTTGGATTATCAACCGGAGAATCTTATATACGTACAGGAAGAATCAGTTCCTGTTGTTGCACCACCTCCAGAAGCAAAGACAGATCAACCTGGTGTAGGTGAAATACCAAAAACAGATACAGAAAAAGATGTACCGTGCCCCGGACCTACTGACCAGAGGATAGGTGACATGAGAAATGCAGAATCCAGAGAGAAAGTTGTATCACATTCTCTCAGTCCAGATGGTAAAACCTGCATAACAAATTACGAATTAACATCACCTGTTGAAAAATATCTACCTACAACATCACAGATAAGCACGACGGCTGCAATCGCAGTCGTGGCAACCGCTGCAGCAGCTTCAACACCCATATTATTAAGGTTAATAAAGCCACTAATAAAGCAGGTTATTAAAAGAATTAAGGCTTTGTTAGGTAAAAAAGAAAAGAAATTATTTTCTACTTCTGCTCGTCTGAAGAAGTCGAAGATTCTGACGAAAGTACGTGCTGATGATTCGGAATAACACCGTGAGGATTCGTCACTACAACATCTGCACAGATTTTATATGAAGGACTTTCAGGATGGAATGACACTCCAAGTTTTTTCTGCTCGGCACAGTGCTTCAATCTTGAGATCTCAAAGTCTAATCTTTTGTTAGCAACTAACTGAGCATAATATTGATTCTGTGTATCAGCAGCCTTTAGACAGCCCTCTGTGTGTCTTCTATCTAATGGGATGGATATTGTAGCTGAGATACCCCATCCAATATTGTGATTGGATTTTTGACCTGTCCTGGTAGGTTTGTGATAAAGAATAGATCCTGGATTATCTAATACTCCATCATTGTTGGCATCACTGTTATCAAATACTGGGTCCATATAAATATCTTCATAGGGCTCTTTCCATGAATCACTCATGGTTACAAATGGAGTGATATTCAAAGTAGATCCCTGACACTGAACTCCATTTCCATAAGTATTAGTTATATAAGGACCCTGAAGCACCTGTATAGCTTGATTCGTAACGCTCCCTGATGAATTTGCTACTGGATTTGCAGTGGCTGATACACCTCCCACCTCATTGGCATAGACAGGAGCACCAAGAATATTCAGTGCAATTAGTATAAACTTTACTGGCTGAACGTGGAAACCGTGTCTGTGACTGAAGTTACCTCGGTTGTTCTCTGGATTATGGTTTGAGATTTTAATCCGGGTTGACTGAGAGTTGTTGTCAGTTGCCAAGGCTTGCTGGAATCTGTTATGGAGAAGTTCGGCATGCTTGTAGCGTCTAAATTTGTCCACGTAGAATTAATTCCATTTATAGACTGGGTTGTGCTTGCAGCAGGAGGCACCAGACTATTACTATCTGTGCTTATATTATTACCTGTAACTGTATATTGCCAGCCCGTTTGATATTCAATCACATTTATGGTCTCTGTCACTGTAGAGCTAGTCTCAGTGTGACTCGTAAGACTACCACTCTGAAAGTTTGGCACTATGGGAACGCCTATTGCAGGTGCATTCAGTGAACTTAATACGACCACAGGTATCACACTTCTCAGAATCTTCATTCTCTTTAATCGCAAAAGCATGATCTTTCAGTTTCATTTGATTGTAATTTCACTGGTGAATTGACCTATAGCACTGGTGCCTGAGCCTCCGCCAGTTATCGTAATTGCTCCAGCTGTTGTGATTGTGCCGGCAAGGTCGCCTGCTGATCCTGATGCAGTAGAAGTTTGACTACTAAAGTTACCTACTGCTCCGACGCTAGGAGCACTTGTAGCAACTGCATCTCCTTGGGTAAAGGATTGTGTGAATGAAAAGCTGTTGCCAGCTGTCTTCTGTGTAACTTCTAAAGCTGGTATTGCACCAACTCCTGATGATATAGTCAATGATCCAAGGCCGTCAGAAACTGCACTGCCACCTGTTGGTGTATATGTTGTATCCACCCCTGATCCACTTATCGAGTAACTCGTCCCGATCCGTTCAACCTGTGTCGCTGCAGCATTAACCTGGAGCTGTATACTGCTAGATAATTTTGAAGTAATATCGGCTCTGACTGGGGCTGCAAACAACAGAAGAAAAGGTAGTATCTTCCACATGATGTTTATGTATAAATATTCATAAGTCTATCATCCACATAAATTAGATTTACGTATCAAAAATTGATGCTTGTAGACTATCTTTAGATACAATTTTAGATATGTCTTGTCACGAAGATCATAAGGGAGAAGAAGATCCTAAAAAGAAAAAGAATGTCCTCCAGAAGATCAAAGAAAATATAGATGATAAAGAGGAACAATTAGCCTTTATCTCAGTCATAGTAAGGCTTGTCGTAGTTGGGTGGAGTGGTTTTCTCGTTAGCTTAAACTACATCTCTATACCAGGCTATGCAAATGAACCCAAGGATATCACCTTCCCGGCCAGCTTGCTGACTGCCGGAATCAGTACCTTTGGCATTGAGGCATCTCGTAAGAAGGGAGATGGTATCAATAGAAAAGATAATGCTCCAAATTTAACTAAAGCTGATTTCGAAAAGCTTATAGAGAAGGCTTCACAATCTGCTCCTACTCAGATACTTCGTATCGAACAGGCACCTATAAAGATTGTTACCGAGAATAAATCACAGTAGTATTTGTTTAACTACATTTAATTATGGAAACTGTAATCGCCAATCTTAAAAAACAACTGCTTGATCAGAGAACAGAACTTAGTACGAACATTAAAAATAGTGAGGATAATTTAATTCGTACAAAGGAAGGGTTTTTAAAGGTGGAAGGTGCTCTTGAGCTTATTAACATCATTGAGACAGAGATGTCTAAAGTAGAAAAACAAACAGATGAAGTTATCGAAGAGGTAATAGGGAGTAGCTGATGACTGAAGAATTCACACAAGGAAGATTCAAGGCTCTGGGATTAGTATCTCAATATCTTAAATCTCCTTCTCGTGAGTTACTTCTTGAATCAATTTACTGTGATGTTAAGGAAGAAGATCTTCGCTGGGTAACAGAAAGATTTCATTATTACACACTCCGATTGTTAGAAGATGTTGAAGAAAAAATTAAACATTCTAGAAAATCCAGTAATAACTGAATGAGGAAAATGTATGCACATTAGGGTTGACCTAATGAAGCATGAATTGCCCATGTTCCATACGGAAAATGATTTATTACAAAACCTTGTTGTTACCAGTCCGAAGAGTGCGAGAAAGAAATTTAGAGAAAGTATTTTTGAATCGTGGGAATGGAGATGTATGTACTGCGATGAAGCACTGACAGAAATAACAGCTACGATTGATCATATAAAACCGAAAGTAAAAGGAGGACATTCGACTAGAAATAATATGGGTCTTTGTTGTAGTAAATGTAATTCCAGTAAAGGATCACAATTGGTATTTGATTACTATAATAAATCTCATCCCTGTTATTCAGAAGCGAGGGCTAGTAAAATAAAAGAATGGATTGACCAGCATTTTGTAGTATGGTCATTAAAACCCGGATAAACTGATGAGAGAAAGAACATCTAATGACAGACCAGCAGCGTTAGAAGCTAAATATGATCCAAATGATCCAGAACAATCTAGAGAGTTAGGAGTACCTGCAGAGGCTGATATTTTTTTAAAAGCTTTTGCAAAAAATTTAACAGATAAATCTATGAAAGGAGATATGAGAGGATCTATGGGAGGGTATAGATAATGAGGGATGCTAAAGAATTCTTAGAAGATTATGATGTTGAAGGCGTCATTAGAAAAATTCAGGATGAAAGAGGTCTTGAAGCAGGGGAAAGATCTATGAAAGGTAAAGTTGGAAGAGAAATCAATGCTCCAGAAAGAGTAAGTAATTACATGTAATGGCTAGTCGTAAAGAGGCTAAAAGTAAAGCCCAGATGAGAAAAGATAAGATGAAATGTAACAAGCCTCAAAGGGCTCCAAAGGGTGCATCACAAAAATATATAGTTAAAGCCTGTGCTAAAGGTGAAGAAAAAATAGTAAGGTTTGGATATAGAGGTATGCAGGATTTCTTGCAACATAAAGATCCTAAACGTAGAGCAAGTTTCAAAGCTCGCCATAAGTGCTCAGAAAAGAAAGATAAACTTACCCCTGGTTGGTGGGCTTGTAACTACAATTGGTAGTTGCCAAAACTAAATTTCACGATAGTTTAGTGTCATGCAATGTTACTACTGCGATTCTAAACTAATTCAAAAAGGTTCTAATCGTCTAGATAATGACGATGATTATCGGGATACTTTTGATTTTGTTACTTATCTGGACTGCTCTAGATGTGGAGCTACAGTAGAAACTTATCGAAGACCAATACATATTATTTCTAAATTACATACCAAGAGGGAAGCAGCATGAATTGTTGGTCTTGTAATCATGAGTTGATATGGGGAGGAGATCATGATGGAGAGGATTACTGCAATGAAGAATATAATATAGTTACTAATTTACATTGCCCACGATGTGAAGCATTTGTATTGGTGTATCACTCTCCAAAAGATCCAGAGGATAGAATAGATACTGCTCCATGTTCTGTTGAAGATGATACACCTATTTGTGATATCTAAATAAGAGACCAGGCTCTATACCATTTAGTAAGAATATATTTTTTACCTTTAATGGGAGGCATTGCCTCATGCATAGTTTTATAATTAGGCCATCCAAAACCATAGAGATTGTTCCAAAAGACAGCCAGTCCACGTTCAGGTTTAATTTTTAAATTGAGATATTTGAAATGTGTTTCACCACCTTCTTTTACATCATTTAGATAAATCATAAATGTCCAGGTTCTCTGTCCCATCCATTCTGTATAGGTTTTATATTCTGCAGAAAGAGGATGATAAGAATCCCAGTGAGCTTTATAGAATTCACCTTCCTCATATTTCTGACCCTGTATAGACTCTCCTAAAAAAGGATCTAAATCTAAGTAATGTCCTATCTTTATAGTCAGATCAGCTCCTAGTTTTGTCAGATGAGGACTAAAGTTGCAGGTCATAGATGTTCTATATGGTGATATCATCACTCTGTCATCTTCATTAGAAACTGATGAAGGATGTAATTCAGTTTCCATATATTCAATAGCTTCTTTACATTCTTCTTCACTTAAAAAATTCTTTTGCAAGTATATTTGTGTGAAAGGATACTTTAATTTCTCTGCTGTGTCAGGTATTTTTAGATCATAAAATTTTTTAAAATTTATAAATCTGGGTTTCTTTTTGAATTTATGTCTCTCCATTAATTCTTTTATTTCATCTTCACCACAGTCATAATATTCTTCCATATGTCTCATAATCTGTGCTTTACTTGCACCACTGATGGCTGAGATTAAGAAATCCTGTTCTGCTGCTTCAGTAATCATAGAGTCTAGAATGGTAATAGATCTAAATATGTTCGAGTGGA